TGGCAGTACAGATATTGGCGCTGATCTCGCAGATGCTGACCTCCTTGTTGTCGACGACGGTGCTGGTGGTACGAACAGGAAGTGTGCCATCAGCAGACTAAAGAAGTACATTGGTAGTGCCACTGTCGAAGACCGCTTCACCGGTACTGCAGTTGCAGCCAATGCAGAATTCGCGGCTGGATATTATTCATCCGAGACCCCTGCCTCCACCGGCTCCGTATCAGTCTACTTCAATGGTTTGATGCAGTCACAGGGCACTGACTATACGATTACCACCGCGGGCGTGATTACACTGGCCAACGATAACTCGCTTAGTACAGAGGACGAGGTTGTTCTCAAGTATATTAAGCAGTAACATCCTTTCCCCCTAACTCTTTGAATTCCCACCAAAATGGTCCCGGCTTTGGCCGGGGCCTTCTTTTTCTTTCTTTTATTCTTTTGCTAGATCCTAAAACTATTTACTAAGGTAAAATACTATTTTTTTATATAAAGATTCATTTTAAGGAGATTTATCAATATGTCTGCAAAGAAATTTAAGTTTGTTTCGCCCGGGGTTTTTCTGAGTGAGATTGATAATAGCCAACTGCCCAAAGAACCTGGAGGCATAGGCCCCGTTATTATTGGCCGCACACGCAGAGGCCCGGCGATGAAACCCGTAAAAGTTAGTTCTTTTCAGGAGTTCGTCGAAGTATTCGGTGAGCCTATCCCTGGTGCTGAAGGTGAAGATCCTTGGCGCGATGGTAATGGTCTCTTGGCATCTTCTTATGCTCCTTACGCAGCGCAAGCATATCTTAAAGCAAAGATCAACTCTCCAGTTACAGTCATTAGGCTTTTGGGGGTTGAGGGCGATGATGCGTCCGACGACGGAGCCCCGGGCTGGTCAGCAACAAACGCATATGGTGTCTTTATGGCCCCTTCTGCATCTGCTGGTACAGAACAACACATTACCGCTTCTTTGGTATCTGTTGTTTATTCCACGGATGCTAACTTCGAGTTGGGAATCAGCGGACTACGAGCAGACGGGCGCCATGGCCACGCACAGACTAGTTCTTATGCCAGCACCACCAGCACTGTCACCCCTGTACAAGTTGCTAACAATCTACAGTTCACTCTTTCTTTGAAACATGCAACAGCTGGAACCTTAGAGAAGACAGTATCCTTTCGAGAAGGCGCTAGTTATATCAGGGATGTGCTTAACACGAACCCTGTTCTGACAAACACTAATATTTCTGCTCCACCAACCGGCACTTTAGCTTCTCACTACTGGCTTGGAGAGACCTTTGAAGAGGAATATGAGGCATTACACAGAAACGCATCAGTTGCTGATGGGGACAGCAGCTTAATCGCATTTGTGGCTCTTTTGGAATCTGGAGCAAAGGATTTTAAGAGTTCCGCTCACGGCCTTTCGGAAGCGAAAACAGGCTGGGTAATACCTCAGCATGCCGGCGATGCAGCCGACTACAAGCCGCAAGAAATGGAAAAGCTCTTTAGAATCTGTGCCCTACAGGAGGGTGAGCAGGGAATGGACTTTACAGTTTCTATAGAAGGGATTAAAATAGCAGATGAGGGCAACCCATCCCCATATGGCCGATTCGATGTCGTCGTCCGACAACGCCGCGGCAGCAAGATCTATGTTGTCGACAGCTTTGAAAACCTCAACTTAAACCCTAACTCTGATAACTTTGTTGCCAGAAGAATCGGTGATCAATATTTTAAATGGGATGGAACCCAGAAAAGAAACAAGCTTTACGGCGGAAATCCGAACATGTCCAGCCACATCCGAGTGGAGATGAATTTGGATGTTGGAGAGAGCGGCCCATCAAATCCGAGATCAGTGCCTTTTGGCTTCCTGGGCCCGGTGATCCCGGGTGCCGTGAATAAGACTGATCCAACGCCACACAACCCCGGCTCCGAAGGTCCATCTGACCCGAACGGCGAGCTGGCCAGTTTCAGTAGCAAATGGATCAATAGCGACATACTCTTGCCGGATAGCACCAAAACCCTAAAAGTCAAATGGCCATCTGTACCAGTGGTGACATCCGGTTCTCAAGGTGTTGATCTAGTTTCTAAATATATTTTAGGAGCCACACCATATAGAAAGCAAGTAGGGACTGAGTATGAAAACTACTCTTCTGCCAATAGAGGCCTTAGAGATCACTTGAGAAAATTCGGTGAGGGTACTACAGCAGTATCAGCCCAACTAACTGGAGTGGCCACGACCAACACAGAGCATTCTTTCATATTCTCTTTAGATGATGTAGTGATAGCCGGGTCTGAAGATTTGAGTTCTGACCTCTCCTCCTTTACACCCACATCGGTAGATTTTGTCAGTGGGTCGCACTTGCCGTCCGTGGCTGGCAGCGTAACAATCAACTTTACTAACTCTCCAACTGCCGGAAATCAAATTACTGTTATAGGCCTTCAGGCAGACGGAACAAACACTACTTCTGCATCATTCACAGTCACCGCCAACGGCGGAACAACAGATGCTAATGAGTTTGCCCGAAACGGAGCCGGAAATGGTGCCGCCAACTTTGTAACGGCTCTTGCGGCAAGTCCGATAGCAACTTTGGTCACTGTAACTCGCACTGGAGCTGAAGTTACCATAACACAAGACACCGCGGGAGCCAATGGTAATACTATTATTACAAGTAACCTTACTAGTGTCACTGTCGGCTCTGCCGCAGCCGGGGCCAACGGAATCTTCACCGGCGGCGTCGATGGACTCGGAACCGCATACACCGCCACTTACCCTGCAGCCTCCCTCTTGTCGGTCGTCAGCGCATTCACGATGACCATGGTTGGCGGCTGCGATGGCGTTAATATAACTGAGGCCGACCCTTTCAACATGCGAGCATCTGATGCGGCCAACCCAACAGCGGGCCCGGACTCAACAACTCGCAATAGTTACGCACATGCGTCAGTTGACAGAGCCATTGAGTTGATAAAGGATCCAGAATCGTTGGAGATGAATATGGCCTTAGCACCGGGTATCACGAACGCTGCCCTAACTACAAAGCTAGTGCAAACATGTGAGGCCCGGGCAGATGCCTTGGCAATCATCGATCTCCCTGATATCTACATCCCTCCTTATGAGGCAAAATGTGCATCTTTCGAAGGTCGAGTCAACAATACAAATCCTGAGCGCAGCGCCAAAAACTTGACAGCCAGACAGCTTAACTCAAGTTACGGTGCAGCTTACTATCCCTGGGTTAAGATTCGAGACCAAATCAACGGTCGCGATGTCTGGTCCCCACCTTCAGTTGTCGCATTGGGCGTCATGGCCTACACAGAACAGCGTGATGACGTTTGGTTTGCCCCCGCGGGCTTTAACCGCGGCGGCCTGAACGAAGGTAACGCAGGAGTACCTGTCCTGCAGGTCTCAGAACAACTTCTAAGCTCGCAGAGAGATAAACTTTATGAGGCAAATATTAATCCAATTGCTTCCTTTGTTTCAGAAGGTTTGGTTGTATTCGGTCAGAAGACCCTTCAGCTCACCCCTTCTGCTTTAGACCGGATCAACGTCCGCCGATTGCTTATCTTTGTTAAGAAAGAAATTTCTAGGATAGCTAACGGATTGCTCTTTGACCAAAATGTTAAGTCGACTTGGAACCGCTTCAAGGGTCAGGTTATTCCATTCCTGGAGAGTGTAAAGACACGTCTAGGACTTACAGACTTCAAAGTAATACTTGATGAGACAACGACGACACCTGATCTAGTTGACAGAAACGTCATGTATGCTAAGATTTTCTTGAAGCCTGCCCGCGCAATAGAATTTATTGCAGTTGATTTTGTTATAACACGCTCAGGAGCTTCATTTGACGATTAATAATCGTTAAAAATGGTTTAAGAATAATATATACTAATAGGAGATATAAAATAATGGCATTTTGGAGTGAAAAATCGGTTGAGCCAAAGAGAAAATTCAGATGGCTTTTGTACTTTTCGGGCATGCCCCAGTTTGTGGTTAAAAGCGTAAAGAAGCCAAGCTTCCAGGTCGCGACCACACCACATCAGTTTTTAAACTATGAGTTCCATTATCCTGGAAAGGTTACATGGGGAGATATAACAGTTACAATCGTCGACCCAGTCGAGCCAGATTCCACAAAGAGTTTATACCGTATTTTGGAAAGCTCCGGATATGTTATTCCAACTGAATATAAAGAAATATCTGCACAGACTATATCAAAACAAAAGATGGTCGAAGCCCTGGGCACCGAGATAAGGTTATCTCAGCTGGATCATGATGGTAAAGCGATAGAGACGTGGGTTATAAAAAACCCACTGATTACTAACTGTGAGTTTGATTCAGTGGATTATTCTTCCGAAGAACTTTTGCAGATCACTGTTACTATTAAATACGATTTCGCCACAATAGAGGGCCTTCCGTCTCTCGCCAACGGCGGCGTTCCCGCCCAAACAGCAGACGGTTCGTCCATTTGGCAGCCGAATGCGCAGGGGAGCACAAAACCGAAATTCGGCGTAGCCGGGGTGGCCAACCCGAAAGGCTAGCCAATCAACTAACCGATTAACCAAAGACAATAAGAGGAAACATGTCCCGCAATTCTAAACGCACAACCATTCCACAGCAGAGAATAGAAAAGAAGAGTGCCGGCCCACAGCCGGTACCAAAACCACCACCACAGTCATCACCCCCTAATCCATTCGGGATGTCATTTGTCGTTCCAACTGAAATAGTACATCTTCCCAGTGGAGGAAACTTTTACGATGAAAACAGCTCACTTAATGGCATCGATCAACTAGAGATAAAGGCGATGACAGCAAAAGAGGAAGATATACTGGTTAACGATAGCTTCATTGAAAATGGAGTTGTTTTTGACAAGCTTATAGACTCCTTGATGATAACCCCCAACATTTTAGCAAAAGACCTTTTAGACTGTGATAAGATTGCAGTTCTGATTTCAGCTAGAAAAACAGGTTATGGGGATACCATCGAGATTGCCCATGAGTGTCCGGAATGCAACTCTTCCTCAAAAGTAGAGCTAAAAATGTCAACCATGCTGGAACATGCTCAAGAAAATGCATTCCAGGTTGAGGATACAGACGGGTGGGTATACGAAGGAGCAAGCAAGACCCTGCTTTTTTCGCTGCCAGTTACCGACTTAGAAGTCCGAATACGCCTTATGACGCCAACCGACTTTGAATATCTCCGACAGTCTAAGAAACAGAAAGAAAAGCTAAACTTGCCTTTCAACGAAACTGTGGAGTTTATAAGAAATATTCTGGTTTCTGCTAATGGCGTCGTTGATCCTACACTTTTAACGTCTTTGTTGGGAGTACTTCCAGCAGCCGACGCCAGAAGAATTAAATATGTTCACAACATAAATATACCAACCTTCGACACAAAACAAAAAGTCTCTTGTCCGGACTGTTCTGCAATAGCAGAGAGAGAGGTGCCCTTCTCTGTGGGCTGGTTTTGGTCTGACTAAGGAGTATCTTGAGAAGGGCACCTATGAAGAAATATACTTCCTTATAAAGCAGGGGAACTGGTCTTTTCCAGAGGCGTATAGTCTACCTGTCCAGTTAAGAAACTGGTTTGTTGAAAGATTGATCAAAGATCTGTCTGAAAAAGCACAATAATAAACCCACCATCCTACCTATTTAGATATGTAATCTAATTGTATTTAATTTCATTTACTGGAGCTATACAACCGACATCCCAAGAGGACTTTTACGACTATGGTAGAAAAGACACTAGAAGAAAAGTTAGACGATGTTCTCGCGATAAACAAAAAGCTTCAAGCCGAAAACAAGAAACTCAAAGGCACCAAAAGGTCCGGCACTTACGACGAGGGCGAAAGTTTTATTGAGAACGCAGCTGAAGTTAAGCGCGCCTTCAAGTCCGCTTTTGCCCCCACCGAAGAACTTTCGGGCCCTGTCAGCGCGATATTTGATTCTTTTAAGAACTTTAGACTGGAATCTAAAGCGTTTTTCGAATCTGGTTATACCGGTCAAATGGATAGCTTTGCAAAGGCTATCTCTGCAGCAAACGCAGCTAGCCATAAGCTGAATGCCAGCTTCACTGCTGCCAAAGCAGCAACTACTGCTTTCCGCGACAACTTCCGCGGCATGATATTCGCATCGACTCAAATGCAGGAGAGTCTGATGAAAACTTCGGTTGTTATGCAAGGAGCCGGGTGGGATCTTAATCAATATGCCAGTATTGTTGAATCTGCGACAATGGCGTTTAACAAAACCGAGACTGAAGTCGAAAATATGACAGCAACGCTCTTGGAAGTCCAGAAAACTCTAGCAGTTAGCCCAAAAGAGCTAGCTAAAAACTTTAGATCTGCCCAACAAAATATGGGCTATTCTGCAAAGAAGATAGAGGAGACTTTTATAGGGCTCCAAAAAATGTCTCGAACCACTGGAGTCTCTTTCGACAAACTAGCTAGTGCCTTTGGAGGGAGTATGGATAAATTTGGAGGATCCGCACAAAAAGCTGGCCAACTAAATCAAATTTTAGGCAAATCAGTGTTTAACAGTATGGAATTATTAAACATGACGGAGAAGGAGAGAGCAGAGAAGATCCGCGGCGCCATCATGGAGTCGGGAAGAAGTGTAAAGGAGATGGGAAAGTTTGAACTTTTAGCACTGAATGACACCTTAGGTTTTAACAGTGTAGAAGATACCCGCAAATTTCTTAGAGGTGATTTGGCCATGGGCTCCGGCCCTGGCGGCGCCTATCAGAAAATGAAAGATGCCAAAATCAAACCAAGCGAGGATATAAAGACACAAAAGTTAGAAACTGCATTAGAAGAGATGACCAGGGGCATAAGAAATACAAGGCCAGCTCTACTGGACTTTCAGATTAATCTTAAGTCTGCTTTGAACCTTGGAGTCAGAAAGCACCTCTTTCCTCAGGGTCCCTGGACCGCGCGCGGACAAACCGAAGATCAAGCAGTCAATCAACTCCAAGCTCACACCATATATGGCAGCCGTACAGCGCAAGCCCACCGGGGGCTAGCCCCCGGTCTAGGCCTTGAGAACCCCCAGCTTACAGACCCCACAATAGAGGGCTTTAAGAATAAGATGCAGGGCCCTATCTCAACCGGGGCCACCTATGCTATAGCGAAAACCATTACGGGTACAATAGGGAAACTCACTAATACACTTTTTGGAGCTGGGGCAACTAGGATGGGCCAAGCCTCGGCTTTAGCCGCATATGCTGGCGGCCCCGCTACCGACAATGATTTGAAACATCGGCCCGACGCGCGCGCCATTAAAAAGGAAATTCAAAAGTTTCAATCTCGTGAACAGGCCGCAATCAACCAACGCCGCGAGGCCCGATACTCTGCCAGGCCGGCTTCACCACGGCAATTTCAACCGTCTAGCCCGGAAAGCCGTCTAATTTCAGCCAACGAGCGCACAGCTACGGCCATAGAAAGCCTCGTTAACATGGCACGCCAGCCCGGCGGCTTACCGGCCGGTGTCGGCGATTAATTAAAGAAGGAGCTTAAGATATGTCATTCACCAATTTCAAAGATATAGCCATTCGCCAGAAACAAATAATTAAGATTGTACATGTCGCCACATCCGCGACGGTGCAATTTCCTGCCTTTTTAACAGAATACTCGGATGATTACACTGTTAGTTGGGGAGAAGAGCAGATCTTCGGCCGTAACGACCCGATAAAACAGTATAAATCAACAAAGAGGAGTATTCAACTTGGATTTGATGTGCTATCACACAGTTTTGAAAACGCAAAAAAGAACCTAGAGGTTATGACTAAGTTAACTAAAATGCTCTATCCTGTGTACAGCGCCCCTCTAAATACTGCAGCTTCATCTTTGGGCAGGACAATCAAAGCACCACCACTGGTAAGGATTCACTATACGAACTTTATACAATCTGCCGGCGGGAATGGCGGAGGCCTACTGGGTTGTATCTCAGGTGTTAACTTCTCCCCCAACAGAGATGCTGGTTTTTTCATTGGCGAAGATAAAGAGCTGTTTCCAAAACACTTTAATATCAAGTTCAGTTTTGATCCACAACATGAAGAGCCCTTGGGGTGGGAGTCGGAAGAGAGCGCTTTTATCACAGAAAACTTTCCATATTCTATGAAAGATCCTTCAGATATAGACCAATCTATATCTGAAGATGCGACAACAAGAACTGCAAAGCAGGGCAAGCTCCTTGAGGGGTCATAAGATATGATAAATCCATTTCGAGATATAATAAGAGTCGTTAGGGAAGAGATAGAAACTCGCCGCAACCCAGCAGACGGAGTAAGACAATTCTCTACTTTAAGATTAAACGAGCCAACCCCTGAAGAGCTAAGAGACGAATTGAGAACCATTGAAAAAGTGTATAGCATGGGAGACAAACTATATAAGTATTCCTATGAGATCTATGGAAGCACTGAATACTGGTGGGTCATCGCCTGGTTTAACAACAAACCCACGGATACTCACTGTAAAATTGGAGATGTCATTTCTATTCCAACACCTTTGGAGAGAGCCATCGTTATAGCAACAAGAGAGAAATAAGGTGTCAGAAGAAATCACACTTAACTATTTCCACCCTCAAGCTTATTTAATGTTTTTGCATATTTCAAGCCAAAAAGCCTTGAAAAAAGCGAATCTTAAACAAAAAGATGGTATGACCGTGCATAAACTAACGGGGGTTTATGAGCCTGATGCAGTCATGTCCCGCGCTTACGCATCGAGCCGCTCGAAGGGAGGCTCTCTAATCAAGCCAGCCTTTTTCAATTTGGAAACATACAAGATTAGCGCTTTGGTACCAGAACTTCGCTTCTTTAAGTTCGAAGGGGATGTTATAACCCCTTTCTACTTTCCTATTTCTGCTATTGGAAATACGTCAGCCTCCCTTGTTGCTCCTAGTCGGACAGGCGGAGCAGGCATAACTCGGTTTGACGTAAAGTACTTGGGTACTGATCCTTTCACTGCCCCAAAATATCTTGAGGCTAATCTAACCTTATTCGTTGATAACTTGGAGAATATTTTTGTAGGCACAGAGCCAGGCTATGCTCCTCTGGCTGACTTATTCACGATATCTGTACCCAAAGGCACGAGTAAGAAAACCGGCGATGGCAGCACCGTGACCTCTGGTGATCTTGTTCGCCCTATCGAAATCGCCGCGACGTTAGGGTATTCTTTACCAAATAGAGATATTTTTACCCCAGAAGAAATAGATGAAATACGAAGTACAAACATTTCCCTAAGAATGAATGTGTATCACCACCAGATCAATATAAACCAAGATGGAAGCGCAACTATCGACGTAAAATATACAGCTAGGATAGATAATACGGCTAGAGATAAACTTTTTAGTGCGATTGATTCGCCGACCGACCTTCTTGCCCGGGCCGACATACGACAGCTTTTTGATTCCGGCGAGAAAAAATCAACAGATTTAAAAAAGAAGAATGAGAAACAGCAGTCTATGATCCAAAAGCTGAAAAAACAAGAAAAGAAGATGGACGAAATAAGACAAATCATGGAAATCCTTGAATCACAGAGAAAGATATATTCAGTACAGGCTAGCTCACAAAAACTTCTAGAGTACTCGCGGTTTTCGCAGAGGAAGAAAATTGCTGCCTTAATCGAGAAAACATCCAAACTGACTGAAGCAGCAGCAGCTAGTGCATTAACAGTTAACTTAGAAACCCCGCTAAATCTCACTTTATCCTTGGATGGTACACAGCCCAAGGGGGCAGCCCTCAGTGTCCCCCAACTAACTATCTCTGGCCCCCCACCACAACAGGACTTGCTGGACGCACAAACAAAGTCGACGGAATTATTGCAAAAGATACGCGAGCTAGACTGGTCGGAGCGCTCAGTACATTATGTCCTTTTCGGAGACTTGGTAGAGGCCTTTTTCTTAAAATCTCTTAGATCCCTGCAGGAAGCTAAAAAATTGACTGAAATGAGGGATAACGACCCTAGATGGGATTCCAGCTATATTGAAGTCTCTGGCCTGGCCGGCTTCGTAAAAAAGAGTAAAGATGAAAAGACCAAGATTAAGAAAGTAATTCAAGGAGCCCTTAACAAGCTTAAAACATTTAGAGTAGTTTTATCAGATATCGAGTACAAATATCATACTGGAGCGCATCTCACTAACCTAGAGGCTATAAAGAGGATCAATATTGCAGACATACCGATTTCCCTAGATGTATATCAGAAATTTATGTTTGAGAAAGTAACAAATAATTATAGGAACACTTACACCATCCCACAATTTCTCAACAACTGTATACAAGAACTGTTGCCCAGTGCTCTTACTGAGTGGTCCAACGCCGGTATTGCTCCGAACATAATCTCTGCAGCGCCAACTATAACCAGTGCAACTTTTTCAGGACCGCAACTCAGGTCTGCAATCTCTTCGACCGGAAATATTGATGTTGCAGATTTGCCATCACCTATGGGAGTTATCAAGCCAACGACGGTTCAAGATGAATGTGATTACTTTCTGATGTACCAGGCACCAAGTCGCAGTCTTTCAACTGATAAGTCAGGTAATATTGATGAAGATTCAAAAAAAGGTATATATCACTTTTTGATAGGGAAGAATAGAGGACTCATAAAAGAAATCACATTCTCAAGATTTGATGTACCCTTCGCCCAAGAACAACTGATGACAAATCAGGTCGGCCTTTACGATGAGCTTAAGATGCCATATAAAGCAAATATTACCATGTTTGGCAATAATCTATTCATGCCAGGAAGTCAAATATATGTTGATCCAGGTCCCATCGGCTTCGGTTCCCCACTAAATAAGAACTCGGCTTCTTATCGTCTGGGCCTCGGCGGCTATTACACAGTCATAGATGTGTCGACCAATATAAGCAACGGGATTTGTACAACTACCCTAGGCTGTTCATTCGGTGCCCACCCAGAAGAAACTGCGAGAAGCAATTTGATTCCCGACAAGGCGGCTATTGCCGGGCATCTTCCCCGCGGGTCACAACCTAGCTCGGATGCAGAACCCCAAGGAGACCTGGACGCTGCGGTCGATGTTGATACCATCACCGCCCAGCACTATGGCGCCTTGGCGCGCCTGCAAGACAGTACCACCGGGCAGCCACTACTCGACCGTCCGCTTGCCATTGGTATATCTGATGATATGCAATTTTCTCCTTCTGACCGCACCTATCCGATTTTGGGAGTTTTTAAGAGACAAGTTAACAGGAGTACTGGCGAAACAATCTACACTTTGGACAGCGGCCATACCATAAAAGTTAATCCAAACTCAAGAACCAACCCAGTGACCGTGATCAAATCATATGAAGCAGCAGTGAGGGTAACAGACCCAATAGTAGTTACAGAAGTACCATCAAAAGAGATCTTGAAGAGAAAAAAGATCACTAGCGAAGAGTAGGATAGGAGAAGAGACTTATGTCCGAAAAGATTAACTTTTTAGCTGGAACACAACAGTCTTTTAGGGACGAGTTTAAGGAGAGGCTTAAATACAAAAAGTTGGTAAATTTTGAAGGTTTAATCGATACTTGGTATACCCGGTTTGGTTATGGTGTCTTAACCGACAAGTACGAGCCAGCAGTCTTAATAAACGACCCGAGCATTATTAAACAATTTCCTGATTTTGCAAACGAGATCTCCGCTTTAAACTTTGTAACCGATTCATTTGTTAAGTTTCGGAAAGAATATCTTGAAAAAATAAACAACAGTACTTTGGGCTTTCCACCTTTTTTAGATGGCCTTATACCAAAGTCGGGCTATCTAGATTTTGAAGAGATATATGGATCATATTTATCCTATTCTATAATAAAATATTCTTCATTTTTGGAAAGCAACAAAGAAATAAAAGATTTCTCCTCTTTTTTATGTGTGCTGACGGAAAACCTTTTAGAGCAGCTGCAGTTTTTCCCAGTAACTAAGAGCGGCTATGTGCTGTCTAGACATAATGATATTAAATCCACCGGCCTCGTTATCGAACTGGCAAAACTGGATTATAATCTTGATTTTAACAAAGGAGAGCTAGTCCAAAGCCCTGATTTTCAGTGTTATCTGGAGCTAGCGGCATCAAATGGCTTTTTTGTTGATAAAAACGCTCCATGGCGCATGATGGCAGATTTAGACAGTACAGCTATGAAGTCTCAAATTCGTTCCCCTAATGCGAGTTTAAGCAAGGAGCAGATGGCTGATAGGCCCTCCACCCGCCGCACCTTAGACTCTATTTATAGGGTCAAAACCCACTATGACGACCTATTTCAGCTGCAAGACTTTGTTGTAAAAACTTACAATGAAATAAAAAAAGGGGTTCCATTTTTGTCAAAAATAGAGTATAATAGAAGTACGAACAAAAGAACGAAGAAGAGAACGTTCCGGCCAGAGGCAGCTTTTCTGTCGACAGAAGAATGGTTATCATTATTAATCTCTGTACGATTTATAGAGTTAGGGATGCTGCAGCATAAGGATTTCAAGGCCACAAAAGAAGAAATCCTTTCAATATCACGGATTTACGGTATTCGTCAGGCGCTAGGCAAGCTTGGGGAAGTATGCTCTCTGTTTATAAAAGAGATATACGTGCCATAGAGAAAGAAAAGAACAATAGATGACAGAAAATTTGAAGCCACAAGAAGGCACAGACCCAGATATCCTTCAGGCACTAGATTTAGAAGAAAACTGCTTTGGGTTATACACCGACAATAATTTTATATTTAAAGATTTCGAAAAAAGCTTAAAAATGGCCAGCTTAGCCTGGAAGCACTCCCCCTTATTCGAAAATGATGAAGATCTCACATATATACACTTATATTCAAAGAATAGAAGCATTTCAGAGTTTGGGCCCAATCCTGAGGCCCTGCAGGAAGCTGAAAATTTAATAAAGGCTCACCGCCGTGCCTGTTTGGAAGCCAAAGTTGATCTTGCAGGTACATGTTTCTTCGAGGCTGTTCCGGAACATCTTATGTCTCGGTGGTTCTCTTTACGTGACTCGGCCATTCGCTCAATCCTCAGTAAGACCGAAAAACCGAAAGATTACAGTATCTTACACAAGGCACACGTATTGGCTACCAATATTAATAGGCAAAAGATAATCATCGACGGCGAAGCCCACAGGGTGCAATATGATATTCTGTCGTCCGCCACCGGTCGGTTTACCACGACCAAGGGCACCTACCCTATCTTAAGCATGGATAAAAAGCAGCGCTGCAACCTGACTCCTCAAAACGATTTATTTTTGGAGATCGATTTAAACGGAGCAGAGATAAGAACTTTATTGGCCCTTTCTGGGGTTGACCAACCCCAGGAGGATATCCATATGTGGAATATGAAAAATGCCCTCCCGCCATGGATCTCACGCCCAGAAGCTAAAGAACACTTTTTTGCTTGGCTTTACAACCCTAAAAATCACAACGAGGATTATGAAAAATTCTACAATAAAAAGGTATATAGGGAGTATTATGATGGCAAAGCGGTAAAGACACCTTTTGGCAGAGTACTTGAAGTCGACGAAAGAAAAGCATTAAACTACTTGACTCAATCCACAACTAATGATATAGTAGTTCAGAGTTGTTATAAAATTATGAAGTTTTTAAAAGGCAAGAAGAGCACGGTGGCATTTACCATGCACGATTCCGTGGTACTCGATTTCGCAAAGGAAGATCACCATTTGGTATCAGAGATCAAAGAGATCTTTGAGACTAACTTGTTTGGAAGGTTTCTTTCTACAGTTAAAATTGGTAAGAATTTCGGAGAGTTAAAGGAGATTACAGTTTGAAGAATATTTTAGCCCTAGGGAATGCCGCGGCAAACATCGCTTCCTCCCTAGAAAAGCACGATACATATAAAATTTATAAAATTAGTAACCTAGAGGGGACTTCAAAGGACCCCAATCACTACCTTTTACCAGTTTTGGAGAGTGCAGAGATGTATGAAGCACTTAATATTCTAGGTAAAATTAAGTTTTTAAAAGAAATAAAGAAAGAAGTTACCTTTTTTGTCTGCGGCGCTTCAACTAGTGCAGCACTTTCACTTAAAATCCTGGAATCACTGCACAAACGTGGAATCAGGATAAAAGTGGTATACTTTCAACCAGAAATCGACCTCCTTTCAGAAGAGCAGACACTGCAAGAGAGGACTATACGAAATATCTTACAAGAATATGCCCGCTCAGGCCTCTTTGAGGATCTTACATTGGCATCTAACAAGATATTAGAAGGCTTTGTGGGTTCCATCAATGTTTTCGATTATTATAAACAAATAAATGACACTTTTTGTGACAGCTATCATATGATCGAAGTTTTCAAGAATACAAAACCAATCATGTCAACCTTCACGCGTGTTAAAGAATCATGCAGAATAAAGACGATAGGCGTTAGTTCCATCTCCTGTGAAGATAAATTATTTTCCCCTTTCAGTCAGGAGGTGGAGGTGTT